CTTTCGGCGACGAAGATCGCATGAGTCAAGAAGCCGCACAGGTTCTGGAGTTACTTGAGGAGCTGCAAAAGCTCAAGAGTCAAACTCGCCTGCTGGGTGAGTACGGTGGCCTTGCCAGTAAGGGTAACGAGGGTGGTCCGTACGATTGGCAGGCGGAGTGGCATAATCGTGGAACCGAATGCCCTGAGCGTGCAATTATTGCAGGGAACCGGACAGGCAAGACGCGATCAGCGGCTGCTGAAGTCGCACTGCACCTCACTGGCCTGTACCCAGACTGGTGGGAGGGTCGAAGGTTTGATGAACCCACTTCCTGGATTGTCGCAGGACCAACCAACGAGCTTACTCGTGATGTCTGCCAGTTCGCCCTGGTTGGGGCAATGGAGCCTGGTACAAAGGTACCGGACGGCACAGGGTGGATTCCCAAAGAGCACATCGGCAACGTGGATTTCCGTCAGTGTGGCGTCCAAAACGTGATTGACACTGTGAAAGTCAAGCATTCTTCCGGCGGCTGGTCAGAGCTTGCTTTCAAGTCCTACGAACAAGGCAACATCAAGTTTCAAGGTGTGTCACGGCACGGCGTGTGGCTTGACGAAGAACCAACTGACCATGCAATTTTCACTGAATGCCAGACCCGTACCTTGGACAAGAAGGGGTTGATCTTGTTCACCCGTACCCCTCTGTTTGGCATGTCAGATATTGTCAGGCACTTCCTTGACGGCGGCGACGGAATTTACTACGCAACCGCCACTTGGGAGCAGAGTCCTCACCTGGACGAGGCGGAACGGAACCGACTACTCAAATCTTACCCAGAGCATGAACGGGCGACGCGGGCGAAAGGTACGCCCCTGCTCGGCTCTGGCGGTGTTTACAACGTCCCTGACGAGGAGATAGTTTGCGATCCATTCCCAATCCCCGCGTACTTCCGCCGCATCTGCGGAATCGACTTCGGAATCGACCACCCAGCAGGGGCAGCATGGATCGCATACGACGCCGACGCGGACATCGTATATGTAACTGACTGCTATCGTAAGTCAGGCGAGACAGCGGCTTACCACGCTCAAGCGATCACCTCGCGGGCAGAGTGGATACCAGTCGCATGGCCTCACGACGGCATGACCAGGGACAAAGGCGGCGGCAAAGCGTTGCGTGACCAGTATGAGGAGTGTGGCGTCAACATGCTCTACCTGTCCGCTAGGTACGAAGACGACAAGGGTGGTGGGCAAGCGCGAGAGCCTGCAACTCTGGACATCTTGGAGAGAATGAGAACCGGCAGATTTAAGGTATTCCGTCACCTTAACGAGTGGTTTGAAGAAAAACGTATGTTGCACCGTAAGGACGGTCGCATTGTCGCAGAGCGTGACGACATCGAGTCGGCTACTAGGTATGCAGTAATGATGCTCCGATACGCCCTCACGGAAGAAGATATTGCGTTTGAACCACAACCATTTGCCGAACACAATTATGATCCACTGGAGCTTTAGATGAGTCAGTTTTTCACCAACACATCTGGCATGTTTGGCCAGCAACAAACCCAACAGGGATTTGACATTTCTGGTCGTTTCAACGTGCCTCTTGGCGGCGGCGCAACCACCAGGGAGAATCAATTTTTTACCACCCAGGCACAAGAACAACGTGATCTGGAGATCAAGCAGTTTATGTCGCAAGGTCTAATTGGCTCTACAATCCGATCTGGATTCCAAGGATTAACAAACAACTCAATTTTAGGTGGTTGACATGGATGGCAAAAGCATCATCGCCCGCTTCGAGCAGGCAAAAAACGGTCGATACAACTTTGACAACCATTGGCAAGAGGTCGCTGACCTAGTTCTGCCCACACGGGAGTTTCAAACCGAGTATGCACCAGGCGAGAAACGTCGAAACAAAATCTTCAGCGATGTAGCTCCTGAAGCTGCCGAATCCTTGGCTGCGGCCCTTTCTGGGCTTCTTACTAACACCAGCACCCGTTGGTTTAGTTTGATGCCGACTGACCCAAATCTCCGTGGCATTCGTGCAGTCGATCAGTATCTTTACGACGTAACTGAGGTGATGCTGTCATACTTTGACGGCAACAACTGCGGGTTCGCACTTGCCAGCCACGAGATGTATTTGGATATCGTCTGTTTTGGCACTGGCTGCATGCTTGTCAATGACACCGATTCTGGACCGTCTTTTCAGGCACGTGATCTTTCCAACTTCTATCTCATGGAAGACGACCAGGGCAAAATAGTCGAGGTCTACCGCAAGTTCAAAATGACTGAGCGAGAAGCCTACGAAACGTTTGGCGACCAGCTGTCCGAAAAAACACTAAATCGGATTCGTGAGGGCTCCGCAGCTGGAGACTACGGCAGCCGCAAGATTGAGTTTATTCATGCCATCATCAAGCGGTACGACCGTGACATGCTCAAGCTGGACAACACCAACATGGAGTATGCCTCGTTCTATATTGAGCGTAACGAGGCCCACATCTGTAGCGAGGGCGGTTACAAGCAAATGCCATATCTGTTCCCACGGTGGAGCAAGTCGCCAGAGGAAACTTACGGACGTTCACCAGCGATGAAGGTTCTTCCTGGCATCAAGGTGGCCAACGTAATGGCGCGAAACATCCTAGAAGCATCAGAGCTGGCGATCAGGCCGCCAATTATGATGCCCGCGAACAGCATTGAAGGCCCACTTCGCACCTCACCAGGAAGTTTGATCTACTACCGCCAGGGATCTAGAGACTACCCGCGACCCTTGGTGTCGGGTGCGAACCCAGGTGTAGGTGAAAACCTGCTCCAGCGTCAAGAAAGCCGTATTGAGAAGGCATTTTTCCTGGAAAACCTCAAGATGCCCAACAACGACCGCATGACTGCAACCGAGATCATCCAGCGTCGTCAGGAAGGTCTGATGCAGGCTGCACCGATCTTGTCCAGGCTTTACGCGGAATTCCTTGATCCACTTATTTCTAGGACTTTTATCAGCTTGAACAAAGCCAAGCTTTTGCCAGAGCCTCCAAGCGTCCTGGAAGGCCGAGCATTGAGTGTTGAGTATCGAAGCCCTATGGCCAACTCCAAGAGGCAGTCTCACACTCAGAGCTTTATGCAGGCAATGCAGGCGGCCTCAGTCCTCTTTCAAATCGACCCTATGGCCGCCAAGACGATTGATGTTGACGCGGCTATACGAGACATCTTTGAGTCGTCTTCTGTTGATCCCAAATATCTCAAAGACGCCAGGGAAGTCGAAGCTGAAAAGCAGCAAATGCAAGCCATGCAGCAGCAGGCCATGCAGGCGGAACTGGCACAGAAACAAGGTGAGGCCCAGCAGGCCCAAGGAGCTCCACAGCAATGAGCAAGTACAAAAGCCAGATCGAGCGGCGCGAGTCGTACAAAGAGGTGTTTTCGACCAAGGAGGGCAAGCGTGTCTTGGCTGACTTGGCATCAATGTTCGGGTGCGGGAACGTCCAATACAACGGCGAGCCCAACGACCTGATTTACCGTGAGGGGCAAAGAAGTGTTGCACTCCACATCATTCACGCCGTAAACTACAAGCCACAAGATCCCCAGTTTGAGGACATCCAAAGCACTTACGACGTTTTAGACATTTTGCACGAGGAAATGACAAATGGCTCTTGATCCAAACAAAGTAATGCCAACCGTAAATGTCCTGAGCGAGGACATCAGCAAACCAGTTCAGATTCACTCTTTCTGGACCAAAGTCCATGAAGACAGCCAAGTGGCGGACGATGCCACTCTGAACGATCCAGAGGACGACATCACCTCAGATAAGTCCCTGCTGCTTTTCGCACCAATAGGCACCAGCTTGGTTCTGTGTCACGGCTACACCGGATCGGTTAACAGCGTGTCTACACAGCCTGTCGTCAAGGTCTTCGGTCGTACGGTGGCTGATGCTTCAGAAACCACATTGACGGCTCTGGATGGCGTCCGTGGACAGTGGATGGTCCTGCCCAACAAGGCTGGCAGCATCGACATCACCATTAGTGACTCTGCGACAGACACCACTGACGGAACAACAACTCTTACCACTGTTGACCCAGATGCCCACGTTGTTGACCTGATGGGGTGCAACCAGATCCTGGTAGGCATCAAAACTGCCTCTGCTGGCAGCACCACCGGCTTTATTCTCGGAAAGATGATCTGATGAGCAACGTTGTCCGACTCTCAAATCGTGATTGGGTCGGCATCCTCTGCACGACCGTCCTGGTCGTTGGCGGCCTATACGGAATTCTTCAGAATCAACAGGCGAAAATCAATGAACTGGCTATCACACAAGCTGTCACTATTTCTCAACTTGAAACGATTGCTCGGATGCAGGAAAGAATCTTGTCCAGGCTGGAGAAGCTGGAGCTGCAATGAAGACGGGCCTTGCTGCCGTCGTTCTGTTGCTTCTGTCCTCCTCTTGCCAGCAGCGATCATTTGTCTCGCCATCATCGCAATTCTCCTTGCCGGATGTACCGCAGGTGGACCCTACGTTGAGTCCACTGGTTTGGGTAGGCAGCCTGGGCATCCTCGGCGGCTTGATTTTGATGACAGCCAGCAGGTTTCTGATGTTGCCCTTGAGGGGCCAGCTGCCGTTTCTGGTTGGAATCGGATTGGTGCTGCTTACTTATACAATTCAAAAGTACGATCAGGTGCTTATTTTGCCAGCAGCGATCACTAGCGGCATACTGGCAGCCGTATCAGTCTTTCTCTCTTTCAAGAAGCTAAGGAAAACAATATGTCCGATATCGGAACCATCATCGCCGTCGTCCTCTCATCCTACGTCTTTGGAGCCGCCACCGGACCCTACGCCTGGTCCTGGTTGAAGTCGCGCGGACAAAAATGGTAACAACCGCAAAATTTCTAGCCTTCTCTTGCGTCCACCAGCCAGACTCCTCGTCGAACTGCGTGGGCTGGCTACTTCGCAAGATAGCGGAGCATAAGCCGACCCACCTTGTATGCCTTGGCGACCTGTTCGATGCCAAGGCAGCCTCGGTGCATCCAGATGAAGACGTTTGTAGCCTCCGTCACGAATACGCGGAGGCTGCTTCGTTCTTGCGGCGTGCCAGGGAAGCTGGCGACGACCCAGTATGCGTCTGGACCCTGGGCAACCACGACGACAATATTCAGAAGGCAGATCCCAGACGGATACCCAA